TCCTTTGACTGCAAGTCTGAAGAAGGCTCTTCGTGACAACGAGTGCTATTTCCGTTTCTCGAACCGCAAGTAAACTAAAAAGGAGATTAGATTATGAGAGACTTAAATCTTTATGGTATCAGTGGTCTGCACCAGTATGTGGATGCTGAGAACTTCGGTCTGATCCTCGACAACGTGAATGCCAAGTACAACCGTGCTATCTGGCGTCAGTTTGCTTCGTGGGGAAAGCCGACCGATGATCGTGAGTGGAAACAGGGAATCAAGAAGACCCCGATTCTGGTACGTGCCAGCATTCTTGGTACGCATTCTGAGAAGCCACAGCGTAGTACCCTTGGATGGGAGTTCTACGGTGGAACTCTACCCCAGTTGGGCCATGGCTTCAACATCACTCAGGATGATATGATTGAACTCCGTAAGAGCGCGAAACTTGCTGATGTGACTTTCGGCGAGGCTCTGACGGATAGTTTTGTTCTGAACTCAGACGCTATGATTGGCGGTGTTCACAACGAACTCTCTTACATGGTTATGCAGGCTATGTCAACTGGCGAGATTCACGATATTGCCGTTGACGGTGCTCGCTACGACTTCAAGTTCCAGATTCCCGACGAGAACTTCTTGGAGCCTGTTCAGGATTGGTATATTTGGGAGAATCAGGGAACAAATGAGTCTCCAAAGTGGGTACTCGTTCCCAACGAGAATGCTGATGTCATTGAGGACATCGTGACATTCCAGAAGTATCTCAAAGACACCCTTTCTTTGGGCGTTGACCACTGGAAGTTGTCGAAAGACCTGCTGGATAAGATTGTCCTGCACCCGTCTGTCAAGAACGCTTACCTTGCATCCAAGAACCTCAACTCCGAGAGTTGGAGTCACTACAAGATTGTTCGCACCGAACTTCTTTCGTGGATGCACGACGATATGAAGGTATGGCCGTTCCAGGAGATTGATTTCCAGTCTCGCCATGAGGAAGACGGAAAGCCCGTTGCCGATGCTCCTGCATTCGATATTCACAACATGGTTGCCGCCAGCCGTGCGTACCGTCCTTTCGAGATTAAGTGCATGAACTCAATCTTGAAAGACCGCAACAAGTTGGGTGCTCACAACGACAGTGTACGCACTCACTTTGTAGAAGAGCGTATCGCGGTTCAGAACGTATGGCAGGATCGCCCCATGATGAACATCATCGACTGCGAGCTCTACGCAGGTCCCGTGTTCAACAACGTGCGTGATTACAGTATCGCAAAGGTCTGGAAAGACCGTGCGTAAACTCTATGTGAATTGATACTATGCCAACAGCGTGTAACTACACTATAGAGACCTATCTGAGAGGCAAAGTCCGTAACATTGAGGTTACGGACGATGCCCTTCAGAGCATTCTCGCTGAGTTGGAGATTGCCGATGGTTCTGAGTATTCGAGTCTGAGTCAGAAGCAGAAAGACCTTGCTTTGGCAGGGTTATATGCTTGGATTTGGACGAGTCCAACCCAGAGTTCCAAAGTCTCTGATGAAGACGGTGACTGGTCTCATTCTGAAGGTGGTGAACAGATGTCGGCATCCTCTCTGAATCGCTATATGCGTATGGCGAATAACATCTACAAAAAGTATGATATGCCTCTGCTTGGTAGTAACCGATGGGGATTCAAAGGCACAGGCTTTCGTAAAATCCGTAGATACCCGAAATAGTTATGGCAAGAATCAATAATCCTCGCTTCCCTCATACTTGCAGGATTGTCAGATACGGCAATTCCGACCCGATGGTTGACCAAGCCGAAATTGAAGACGATCCTATGCAGGATGAAACAGAAGACACCGCTGTTAATGGTCAAGACTCAGAAGAGACTTACCAAGCACAGGGTGGAACTGTTATTTATGAGGGAGAATGTAGGAGTGACAATAAAGCCGTTACGTCGGACAATGGAGAATACAATGTTTCTTACCGAACGCTCGCATTGCCTTTAAAACAGGACGAATGGACTGAAGACACCATACCTTTAGAGGGTGACAGAATCGAACTGCAACGATTCGGGTACAAAGAATACGGAATTGTAGTTGACAAACGCCCAAGCAATTTAGGAACTCATATTCTCTGGAAATATGCCCGTAACTAATCGCCAAATAGTGCATCAAGCCCTTGCGGAATACAAGACGGCAATTTTTGATGAAGTCGAAAAGCGTTGTCGTAAGTTCTGCACAGACTTGTGTCAGGAAGCGATAAAAGCGAGACAGAACACGGAAGGCGCACACAACTTTACAGGTAACTTGATTAACTCTATTGTTGTCTGCCTTTACAGGAATAAAGAACCTATCAATGCTTATTACGCAGCCCAATATGTGCCGAAAGCCATACAGGTCAAAATGCGTTTTAGGAAAAGAAAGTCGTATCGCTTCAGCCCGGACTACGATGGTCAGGACAGCCATTACAAGCCAGAAGTTCAGACTAATGGCGGTTGGGGTGAAGATGATGCCCGCATTTTCTTCCAGAACTATGTGCCGCAAGGCAAGAACCTGTTTGACATCGTTGTAGCCTATCCCGTTGAATACGGCAAGTGGGTGGAAATGAAACGAGGCACTACTGGCATCTTACAAGCCTATTCTCATGCGGAAACGGTTGGAGTACAATACTTGCAGTTACAAAGGAAATAGCAGAAATGGCGAAGAAAGCACTTATCTATCTGATTTACAACGACCTTGTTAGCGCGGTAAAGGGTATTGCATCCAAGACTTCTCTTAGTCGCCCCGAACCCATTGGCAGTGACGTTGCAAGTCTTATCGTAATAGATATACCTACGGAAATCCGTAGTCGTATCAAGGGCAGTTACGATATGTCGGTAGATTGTTATGCCACCTTTGACATCTTCTGCAAGTCCAAGTCAGACCGCACTTTGAACATCGGTTCTCAGAGCGACCTAACCCAGAAAGTCTTAGACGTGTTTCCTATAAACGGCAAGGCTGTGATTGCTTCAAATCCTACGGTGCTGCTGAAGGGCTTTGACGAAACAGGGTATCAAGTCACATCAATCTCTTTCAAGTTGAGGACGAAACTCAATGCGAGGGAGAATCAATAAACAACACAAAAACTTTTTTACATATTACGATTATGGGAACAGTAACTAAGAAAATCCAGTTGCAGAACGATGTGTTTGAGGGCATATCTTCTGTGTTCGCAGTTAAAGGTGGACTTCCGTTCGCCAACAACGCTTGCGACCTGACTTCCGTTGATCTGAATGAGTTCCCCGTTTCTGACGATTCGGGCTTCAACTTTGATACAGGTCAGCCGAGTATCGAACACTTCAGGGTGAAGGGTATGAACGCCGATTGGGTGAACACCTTTACGCCTGGTGACGGTGAGTTGACTCTGGAGATCCCCTGCCATGAGACGAACATCATGGATATGGTGTTTGGTCAGACTGGCAAGAATGTCACCATGACACTCCCTGCTGGTGTAGGTCAGAGCACTACCGCCTCTGGTAAGGGCTATGTTGCCGCTCAGAAGGCTATCTATCTTGGTCTTGTCATTCTGAATGACACCGAGGATAAGATTCTCTTCATCCAGAAGGCAAAGTTCATGGCACAGGCTATCTTCGACGGCTCCAACAAGCCTCTGTGTGTTGTAATTACTGGTGCTATTGCTGCCGCAACCGACAACGCCTTTCGTGTTCTCGATATTGCTGCACCCGCTTCTGGCGGCTCCGGCGGCTCTGGTAATGGTAACTAATCAGAGGTCACACCTGTAGAAGAATACTCATAGCATAGGGGCAGTGGTAGTTTTGATACTGCCGCTGCCCCTTAAAACATTTATAAAATGAAAGTTTATGGAAGACAATAAAGAGCCAAAGATTGAACAGCCGACATACGATGCACAGCAAATCTATTTGTCGATGATAAGCAACGATGCGGAGGAAGTTGGAATACTCCGTACCAAGAAGAAGTACAAAATACGCTGGCTTAAGAATGGTCAGTTGGAGAAACTTACCCGTCTGCTTCTTCACAAGAAAAGTATTGACGAACAGAAGACTACAGGAAGTGAAGTCTATGATGCCATACTTGAAGACACAAAGTTGGCTTGCAAGGCATCTGCCATTATCATTCTCGACGGTTATTGGAAGTTAAAGTTTCGGTATTGGTACTTATGGCGGTGGTTCTACTACGTGAGGCAGTACGACAATATCCAGTTGCATGACATATTAGAGACGGGTAAAAAAAAAGTTCCGCTGAATCAGTTTTATGCAACTATCATGTCACTGACAGAGGCAAAGGATACGCTGATGAGGATGAGAGCGAAGGAAGTAGAAACTATCCTTCACGCACCAAATATGGTTCAGCCTTCTCAGACCGAAAACAAAGACAGTGGCTCGTAATGCCCAGATACTTTTTCTTCGGTTTGGTGAGGGTACAGATGTACGAATACTATTGGGGTCATACTGCTGCACAGATTCAGTTGATAGACATTGACCAGCCTATAACGGTTTACAAGATGCGTGATCCCAATGAGGGATTGAAGCCAGGTGACAAGGGCTGGAAGCCAAATGCGAAGAAACTTGAAGACAGCGTAGCGCGTTGGAAGAAGCGTAAAGCAGAAAGAGAAAAGAGAGGATTCAGACTCGATAAGTTGCTACAAACTGGCGAGAAAGTTCCTGTAACAGACAACACAGCACAAACTTAGACACAGAAGAGTTATGAGTAATTTAAACCCATTGGCTTTTAAAGTTGCCATACAAGACGAGGCGACGAACCAATTAAATAGCATAGAACAGGCTTTTGACAAGTTAAAAGACAAGACCATAACCGTAGAAGTTAAGGGTCTTAGTGATTTACAGCAACTTTTATCTGTTTTACAGCATCAGCAGGTACAGGAGGTAGGAAAGAATGTTGGCAGTGCCATCAATGAGAGTGAGGTCGCGTGCG